ATGGGTACAATTACGGCACGCAAGCGCCGCGACGGCTCCATCGGATATACCGCGCAAATCCGCCTGAGACGAGACGGCCAGATCATCCATTCGGAAGCGGAGACCTTCGTCCGCCGGCAGTACGCTGCAGCTTGGCTGAAAAAGCGAGAGACTGAACTCACGGTGCCAGGTGCCCTCGAGCGCCTCAAAACACCCACGGTCACGCTGGCGACCGCCATCGACCGCTACATCGCCGAGAGCGGCAAGGTGATCGGCCACACCAAAGAGCAAGTGCTACGCGCGATCAAACGACACGATCTTGGTGCTACAGAGTGCAGTGCGATCACAAGTGCCGACATCGTCGCCTTTGCGCAAAGCCTCGACGTCCAGCCGCAGACGGTCGGCAACTATCTGTCGCACCTCGGCGCGATCTTCGCCATAGCACGACCGGCTTGGGGCTACCCTCTCGATCAGCAAGCGATGAGGGACGCATTCACAGTGGCCCGCAGGCTGGGTTTGACCGCCAAAAGCAGGCAACGTGAACGCCGTCCGAGCCTGGAAGAACTCGACCGCATTTTGCAGCATTTCTCGGATCGTTCGACCAGGCGGCCCTCGTCCAACCCGATGCCTCACATCATTGCATTTGCGCTCTTCTCGACGCGACGGCTTGATGAGATCTCGCGCATCACATGGGCCGACCTCGACGAGGTCCATAACCGTGTCCTCGTGCGGGACATGAAGAACCCTGGCCAGAAAGTCGGCAACAACGTTTGGTGCGATCTTCCACCCGAGGCGATGCGGATTGTTTCGAGAATGCCACGCGCGGCCGACCAGATCTTTCCGTTCGGAACGGACGCGATCGGCGCTTCATTCACCCGCGCCATCAAGTTCCTCGAGATCGAGGATCTGCACTTCCATGATCTGCGACACGAAGGCATCTCACGTCTTTTCGAATTAGGATGGAATATTCCCCACGTCGCCACTGTCAGCGGTCACCGATCGTGGCACTCTCTTCAGCGCTACACCCACCTTCGCCAGAGCGGCGACAAGTTTTCGGGGTGGACATGGCTCGGCCTTCTAGCTCCGGAAGGCAGTTCGTGACGGTGGCCTACGGGTGAAGGTCTTAACCCAGCCTCAACGCTGCTCCAGCACCCTGGTGGCGCTGGAGGTCACATGATCACGATCACGCTCGAGGAGGCCGAGAAGCGCTTTGGCACTCTGCTGGAGCCTCGGACGCGCACCTATCGTATGTTCGAGGTTGAAGAGGGTGAATGGCGGCCGCACTTCCAAGCCGCGGGCGTGATCGGCTACCAGCTCTATCCGCCGCGATCCGGAGAAGCGCCCAAGACGAGGTGGCGACCCAAGTCACGGCTAGGACTGACGCAGAGAGATCGGAAGCCTTGATGCGCGCTCGATCGCGCGAGGAGCATTGTCCTGCCGATAACCAGCCTGCATGATGTTGCGATGTGGATAAATCGCGTGAAGTTATGGGGTCTCGGCCATGCCAGGGCACGAGCAGATGCTGAGGATCTTGTGTCGACCAGCGGTGACCGAGCCCCCTCGGTTGCTTGGCGGCTAGCACGCGGCGAAAGGCTTGGACGTGTTTCGGTCTCAGGTGTTCCGTTTGGGCACTGGGCTCGAGTGCAGCGAGAGGTCAAGCGGCTGGGTCGACGGCGGCAATGACCAGAAGCTCAGGGCTACGCTGGATGGGAATCGCGGTGTCGTTGGCCGCTTCCAACATCGCTGCCTTAGCCGCAGACGGCGTCCCGATCCAGATCACGAGGGACGGCTTTGCCTGTTTTGATATCAGCGACACGGTGCGAATGGGGCTTCGTCAGCTCGCCAACGTAAAGGCCGGATTCATGGCCTTCTACATGGACCGACAGAAGACTGGGGATTGCATGCCGATAAGATCTGGCGTCATCGCTGAGCTTAAAGAAGTGCGAGATGAGCAGGAACTACATCTCGCCTGCATCAAGTTGCCGCTAGATCAGACTTGCGTTTGGGCTTTGAACCCGAGGTTCGGGCAGGCGCCGTATTAATCAGCGTGATCACGTGTCCAAAACGTCAGCCGAAGGCACGACGTCCTATTAGAGCACGTTCAGCCGCAATTTTGGCTCATTACGATGAGCAAACCGCGCTATGCGCCGAAGCGCTGGAACGCCCGAAATTAACCTTTCGAAAGAATTATCAACACAGCTTGCAACATATGTTTGTTTCACAACTTTCCTCGTCGACGCCGCAGCGCTTCGAGGTTAAAAATGTCTGAAGGTCTTGTTGATGAAATAAGGAGATTTCCTGTCGCTTTCGCCTATCGGGGCACGCCTCGCGTCGGACAGTATAGCGTCGCGGGCGACGGCACACAGGCGGTCGTGACTGTCACTTACCGTCTGCGCGAAAAGTCTCAAGCGCGTGGCGAACTCTCTATCGAGAGGGTCGCCCGCAATCTTCTTGCCCATTTAGTCAAGGCAGGACACTTTTAAGCGCTACCGATGCAATCCTCTGCGTCGAGTCTCACCCGAACAACGAACCCTTGTCGAGCTCGACTTACTCGGCCGTGTACATCGACCGGCAGAGGACGGGCGACTGTTTGCCGATGAGGTTTAGCGTGGTGGCGACCTTGCAAGACGTGCAAGATGAGCAAGACCTCCATCTGGCCTGTCTCAAGCTGACGCCAGATCAGACTTCCGTTTGGGCTTCGCAGCCAAAGTTCGGATCGGCGCCGTACTAAGCATCCTCATGAGGGAAGCCGGCAGATCCATCAGGATTTTGCGCAGGCCTGGGTCAGAGGCGAGCGCGATTGCAGCGTCCACGCCGAACCATTCAGTCTTTCGCTGTCGTCTCTCCGGCCACGACTTGCTCTGTTTGGAGACTTGGAGCGCAAACAGCGTCAACTCGCACTCGATCGGCTGCTCGTCTTCAATCGCCTTCATGTAGCGGAAGCGGCCGAGTGCTTTCGTGCCAACAATCCGCCCCTTCAAACCAGCCTCTTCCCAGGCTTCTCGAGCGGCGACTTGACGCGGCTTCAGCTTTGCAATCGGCCAACCTTTCGGAACGATCCATCTGCCCGTATCGCGCGATGTAACCAGCATCACCTCGAGAAAACCGTCTTGGTCGAAGCGGAAAGGTACGGCTCCGTATTGCCGGTGAAGCGATCCCTTGGGTCGTGACATACCGTTTAATAAACCTTGCGAGCGTACGCGAGCGGAAGGGACTCCGGTTCGGACAGATGATCCCAACTGCCACGGCAGCCCGCTCGCGCAATGCTAAATTGAGGCAAAATCGATGAGTTGTCGAGCCTAGAGGTCCTCGTTTGCCGCGACCTCAATCAGCCCCAAAAGCCGATGGCTTCGTCGATGATCGACAGTATCCCTTCGAAGTGGAGATAGGCCCAGATCCCCAGGATCAGCAGCACGTTCACAACAAGGGAGACGGCCAGGGCGACACGATAGAAGCGAAGCCTCGTCATGCGCCCTCCTGCTCCCCATCCTGCTTCACGCCGCGCGCCACAATCTGCAGCGCTCCTTCCGGCAAGGGCCGCTGGAGCTTTAGAGCGTCAGGTATCGGCGCGGTCATCCATTGATCGACCTCGTCAGTTGTCGTGAGGATGACCGGCATGGCCTTCGGGTGGACGGCCCCGACCTCGGCGTTTGGTGTCGTCGTCAGGAAGCCGAAGAGGTCGGCCGTGACCTCTCCCTCGCGTACCTTCCGCACGCAGGTCCATGTCGTCCAGATCCCGGCGAAGAAGGCGAGCGGCCGGCTCTCATCAAGCGCGAACCAGATGTCGCCGCCCGCGTCGCGGTTGAACTCGCTAAAGCTGCTGAACGGCACCACGCAGCGGTTGTTCGGCCCGAGCCAGCGCTTCCAGTGCGCCGAGGCTGTGTTGCGGATGTTGGTGGTGCCGCTGTCGGGCTCCATTCGCAGCAGCGCTGGGAAGTCGACCGGCTTGCCCTTCGCTTCCAGCTTCTCTGCTCGCTTCTTGGTCGCCTCGAACAGCGCTTGCTTCGACGACGGCATGCCCCAACGGGCCATCGTCAGCTCGCGACCGACGGCCGCGTTCCGCACGATCGGCGCCGCGTAGTCGGGGAAGACACCGGGCATTGTCGGCAGGTTGCCTGTGCGGTCGATCATCGCACGCGTCGCTTGCAAAATTGCGGTCTGTCCCTTGGTGATCGAGTAGAGATTGCACATGGCTGGACGCTATCAACCGGGCGGCGACCGGTCCAGAGACTCGCCTTCCGCATCGACTCGCCGTAGAACAAAAGCGGAACGGAGCGAGCGATGATCTATCGAAAAAAGCCGGATGTGTTGGGTGCTGAGATGCACGCCAAGGTCCTCGCCGACATGAAAGCGTGCCGAAAAACGCTACTCGTGGCGAGCCAGCAGGTGCATACGGCCGGCGACGTGGATCGTGAAATTGATAAGGTGCGGCGGGCGATCGATGGGCTCGCGACTTACCTCACCGGAAATGACGCCTATTTCGCGCTTCCGCTGTCGCAACCCGGCAAGCCATGGTGGACCGCATGATCGTCGGCGATCGCGTCCGCTTTCGGCCCGGCGCCCCGATGCTGCGCGACTTGAAGTCAATACCGACGCCGTCGGGAATAGCAGACGTCGGCGAGAAGACGCCCGCGAAACAGAATTGGCAACGCCAGTGGCTTACACAGCGTCTACTAAGCTCTGTGCATCGTCTGCAAGCCAGACGTCCCAAAAAATCAGATTAGGAATTGATTTCCGCGACAAGTTCACGGCAGGCCCGATGCCAACAACTATTTAGTAGAACAGACAAATCATAGACGAACAAGACTATCAACATGGATGATACTAGTTGATAGTGGGCGAAACTGTGTCGTTTTCATGGCTGGCATTAATCAAATTTGTAAGACTAACTTCAGCGGTGCTGAACTTAGAGCTAATGATTGCTTCTCCAAAGACCTCTTCAAACGTCTTACCAAATATACCGGCCAGATCAACCCCGCGGAAAACTGGCCACGTTCGATAGTTTTCCGCAGTGATGTCTCCGGATAAGCCAATTTTCTTCATCAAACTAGCAACAAGATCTATATCGCCTCTAACCGCAGCTACACACAATTTGGCACGGTCACCCGCTCCACTCCAATCTTCTTTTGATAGCACAGCCTCGAATTGTTCGCGATCTCCGCCTTGCAGGCGGATCGTATTCGCCAAGTTGATCACCATTATTTGTCGGTTTAACGCCTCGCCACCAAATTTATTTATAGTTCCGATGCTGAATTTTAATAATTCTCCTGCAATTTTATATTGATAGTTGAATATAAATTCGTACGAAATATCTAGAATTTTTCGGTCAGCATCATTATATTCGTCTTTGATAAATTTTCGCCAAAGTACGTACGATAACTTGATCAAAACCACTGAAACCGAGATTGCAGACTCGAGTACATAGTCTCCATCCGCCGTCAGTCGCTTACCAACTGCTATATCAGATCCTACTCCTCCGTTTTGGCTACATACCTCAATATATTGATTTGAAACAATACCACCGGTGTGAGTAAATAAATTTCTCCGTTCGCAAACTTCGATGAAGCTACTCCATTGAGGAAGGTTCTCTCTTAGTTTAATTGAAAACCTATTGTGCATCCAATCAAACTGCTGCCGGTGACTTAAACGAATAACTGCCTCAACCTCTCTTTCGATGATAGAATTTTTCGCTTCGTCGATTGATTTAAAGGCAACAAGGTCCGAGAACTTGATTTCTTTGTCGGAGGTAAATATCATTTCTGGTTTTAAATTAAATATTAGCTTGAGCATTCGAGCGAGTCGATGATCGTAAGAACTTATCAGGCCCATAATCATTACTTGCGGAAGATGCCTTATGTTTGATATTGACAGCAGAAAATCTTCATTCAAAAGTTTAAATTGTGAAATTTTTCCCATATTTAGCTGATATATCGATTTTTTATCAGATGATAGATCTTCTCTCAAGCTCCCATTTTCTCTTACATAGCGATAAATAACCTTATAGCTTTTATTTACACCAATTACTGTGGCATTTGCTAATTCTCTTTGCGAAAATCTAAGATACAAATTCATTGCATAAACAGAATCTTGCAGTATTTCACTAAATCCGACTTCTTTTATCTCTTTATTATCTTTTTCAATTGATAATTCATCAGTATCTTTATCTTCTTTGACATTTGATACAGATTCTTCATCTGGAAAAATATCAAAAGTATGAAATAACTTGCTATCTTTATCTATTGATATAAAAAAATGATCGTCCTTCGTCATGTTCATTATTGATCCTCGCGCTATACGCTTGTCCAGGTTGGGGTATTCATAATAGATCACGCCGTGCACAGCACGCAAAGCGGTAAATCGAGGCGGGTTTTTCGCCTCGACCTGGTTTGGCATCACCCCTTCCGTCCCATCTCAGCGCGCAACGCATCGATCACGAGCCGATCGATCTTGGCGCCTACGCGATCGTGAAACGATCGATCCTGGATAGTCTCTTCGGCCTCGACCTCCTTGATGGCCACTAACTTAACCATCGCATAGGCCATCAAACCGAGGTGGCTGGCCGCGATCTCATCCCACTTGCCTCTCTGAAACCCCTCCCCGATCGCCATGGTGAGCGATCCATCGCTTGGCTTCCTACCCTTTCTGGCCTCCGTCAGGTAAGCGAAGGTCGCAACGATGATGGCACTCAATCCGCCGCCGCCAACGATCGCGGCAAGGCCCGCAGCGATCTGATCAACCGTCATCATGCACGGCCCCCACCCGCCTTCAGTCGAAACGCCTTGCTGTGGAAAGCGTCCGCCGCAGAGCGCCAGCACGAGATCACTTCGAACACGACGAAAACCGGGTACCAGATCACCCCGGCCGGCGGCGGATGCGGTTGCGACGCCGCTAACACGAGGAAGGTCATCGAGAGCCACCAAATGACGCCAAGCACCGAACAGGCGCAGCGGATGGCCGGCGTGCGCCGCCATGAGCCGTTGATGTAAACGGCCGTCGCCCGGACGGCAGCGATGGCGATCGCAAAGAGGCCCCAAATTTCTTCGGGCGCGATGGTGGCTAGAACTCCATATTGCGGGTTATCGAAGGTCCGCATCGGCAGCAGCAGGTAGAACCCCCATGCTGCCATCATCACGGCGAACTGCCACTCGATCAGCCGGTCCGAGTAGGCGCTTTCGTTCTTCATGCCAGCCTCACTTCCGCAACCAGGCCGCCACGGCGTTCGGGATCTGCCCGACAGTCGAGACAACGAAGAGAGACGCCACCACCCATTGCTCGTAACCGGCGTAAACCTCGGGGAGCTTCGCAATTCCGAGATTGCCGTAGTGGCCCGTGCCGAATGTGAAGGTGGAGTCGATGAAGATCGCTGCCGTGTGCAGCGCTGCCGTGACACCTACGATCATGTAGAGCAGGCGCGGCCCCCACCAGGCGTTCGCCTCGATCTTGAGGCGCGCCATGGCTTCCTCATGCGCGGTCGCGGCCTTGAACGCCTCGAGGTCGTAACCGCCGGCGGCCTTGAAGCCCTCGAGGGTCGTGTCCTGCTTCTTGATCAGGACATTGGCGATCGGCCCGACGATGCCGGACGCGACCGTGCTGAGCAGGCTGGTGATGAGGCCCCACATCACAGCGCCGCCGGCGGAGCCGCGACGACCTTATCGCTCGGCTGCGCCGTCGCGATGTCCGGCGTGGCGACGATCGAAGCCACGCCGGACATCGCGGCAACGTCACGGATCTTGGCCCACGGCCGGGACCGCCAGACCGCATAGAGCGCCATGACGATGAAGCCGATCGCGCCGCTCACGATCGTGGTGATTGGGCCGACCAGGTCCGCGATGTCATTGACGTGGATCCAGCCGTAGGTCGCGAGTTTGAACAAGAGTGCAGCCACGACATAGCGGAGCAGCACCCAGAGGGCTTCGGTGATGGCAGGGGTCATTGGGCGGTCCTCTTGAAGAAGGCGGACTTGAGCCAATCGCCCCAAGTCGTCGGGGCCGGGGCCGGCGCAAGCTTGTCGATATGTTGCGGCGGCGCGACCGGGACGGCCGGGACTGGCGCGACCGGAGCCACCATCGCGACGGCGGACGTCGAGCCGATCGCCGCCAGGAAAAGCCGGTGATAGCCGGCGATCACCTCTGCCTTGTCGGTGCCGTTGACGATGCGGCGCGCATCGACCGGATCGTTCACGGTCGCGCCGAAATAGTCGGCCAGTTTTTTGCCAGTGAAGAGACCTTGCCCCATGCCGTCGAACAGCGCCCGGAGCGCCACCGGCCAGGACATGCAGTCGCCCGGCTTGGTCGCGCCGAACTTGCGAGCGTTGACCTCCCATGTGACTTGCACCAGGCCCTCGCCGACCCATGGGTAGTATGGCTTGGCTTTCAGATAGGCCTCGCCACCACCCTCTCGCACCGGCTGCATCTTGGCGCCCGTCTCGTGGAAGGTGGTGGCCAGCGCATAGGCGAGATGGCGCGTGTCGGTCAGCTTGCGCCGGTCCCATTCGTCGAGGATCAGCGTCATGCCCTCGACCTGGAAGGAAGACAGCCAGCCGCCAAACAGTGAGGCTCTGACCGTGTCAAAGAAAGCGGCTCGATCAATCATCGGGATCTCCATTAAAAAAGCCGCCTCGAGGGCGGCCTGATGGCGGGTTGGTTGGGAGCGGCCGGCGTGGACAGCGCGGAAAGTCACACGGGCCCGGCGGGGCGCAGCTGCAGCTTTCGATCAGCTCGACCAAGCCTTCCAGCAACTCCGTGCGGCGCTCGACGAACTCGCCGTCACGCAGCAGATTGCTCCAGGCGCCCGGACGCGGATCCGCGTTCCGAGGCGGGTCGGTGGACATGTGAGATCCTTTCGGCGGGTGGGTTGCAGAAGCGCGAGCACAACCATAAATTGCTATCTGAGCGCACGAGTAGGAGGGCTTCGATGTCCCAGCCCAAAGATATGACGGCGATCGACCGGCATGCAGCCAAGCTGGTCAAAGACGCCCGCCTTGCGAAAGGCCTTTCGCAAAAAGCTCTCGCGCTACGCCTCGGCGTGTCGTTTCAGCAGGTCCAGAAATACGAGAAAGGAACGAACCGCATGAGCGTCGGGCGCTTCGTTCAGATTGCGGATGTGTTGGGTTTGCGGCTGGCCGACTTGTTCTGACCGATCACGCGGTCGGCAGCGTGAAGCCGTATTTTGCGTTCAGCTGTGCATAGAGCGCGAACTTGGCCTGCAGATTGGCGGTCGAGGCGAGCGGCCGATCGAACATGAAGGTCTCGCCGATCGAGCCGGTCCCGAACTGGTTGGCGCCGGTGTCGATCCCGCCGACGCCGAGCTTGGTGATCGATGCCGGCACTGGAGCCGCGATCGTCGGAAAGGCCATCGCTTTGGCGACACCATCGACCTCGAGCACCGGCACGTTGGTGGTTGCGTCCCACGACAGCAGAAAGACGTGAGCTGCGCCGCGATAATCGGTGGCCGCCGTCGAGTAACTATTGTTCGCCGTTGCCGTGCCGTGATTGATTTCGACGCGTCCGTTGTAGCCGATCGTCAGGTCGCACACCTTATCGTTGCTGGCGATCAGCGGCATGTAGTTGGCCGCCGCCGCCGTCTCGAGTGCGACCACGACCTTGGTGTAGCCGGCCGCCAAAAACGCCAGGCTCAGGCCGGAGAAGACGACCGCCTGGCGCGTGAAGCTCGGCGACCCGACATAGGCGATGTTGAGCGAGGGCTGGCCGTTGAGTGAGGTGCCGAGCGCGTAGCCGTAGGCATTGAACTGCGTGCCGTCGATCAGGCTGATGCGGTCGCGCAGACCCTTGCCCGAGCCGAGGCCTTCGAACCGCGCCTCCGGCGACAGCCAGAAGCGCAGCCCGGCCATCTTGTTGATCGCCAGCTCATAGGCGCTCGGCGCGATCGTGGTGAAGCCGGTACCGGAGAAGTTGACCCCGGCGAGCTTGATGAGTTGGCGCGACATGCTGCGTCCTTATGAAAGCGTGATGGGTTTTTTGAAGACGACGCACCAGTTGACCAGCGGGTCGGCGGCGCGCTGCGCCGTCTGGCCGAGTGCGCTGACCCGGTAGGCCTGGATGATGGCGCTCGGCAGCGTCGGGTCGCTGTCGCACAGGCAGCCGCGCGGGCCGCTGTTCTGGCCACCGGCGTTGTTGGCCACGCCGGTATAGGCATAAGCCAGCTGCGCCCCTGCGGTCGGCGCCGCCGACAGCGTGACGATGACTTGCGTGGCGTCGCTGCTCAACGCGACCGAGGCGATCGTGGCCGAGCCGCCGGCGCCGTCGAAGAACTCGAAGCCCTTGGCATTGATCGAGGATGGATCGGAGACGCCGTTCGGGTTGGCGGTGGCGTCATAGAGGTTGAACTGCAGCGGCCCGGTGCACCCGACAAACGACACCGTGATGGTGGCGCCAGAGGCGACGATCGACACCGGCCGAAGCGGGTTCCAGCTCATCCCGACGAGCTTGGCTTGACCGAACTTCTCGGCGATGCAGCGGATGCCATAAGCTGGAATGTGGATCTTGTCGCCCGGCGCCGGCCCGTTGTTATAAATCAGGTGATAGGTCGGCGTGACTAGGCGCAAGCCGGCTTGATCCTCATGCCGTGCGAGTTGCGCCAGGGCGGACCTCGCCACGGTGCCGCCGAGGGCGGTCCAGTTGGCCACCTGGGTGATCCAGATCGGAATGGCGGCGCTCTGACCCGAGATGGCTTTCAGGTCGGTGTTGATGGTCCGTTCGAACTCGATCAGATCGGCGTAATAGTTCGGGTTGGCTTCGTCGGACTCGCCGTGTTTGAAGGTCACGCAGTCGACCGCGTAGGTCATGCCAAGCGCGGTCGCCTGCGCCTTGGCGGCCGTGACCGAGGCGAGGATGTTGCCATAGGGCTGGGTGCCTTGGCGGAGCTGCGGATAGCTGTAGCCGCCGACGCTGTGGCCAGAGAACAGATAGGTCAGCGGTGAGCCGGCCGTGAGCACGTCGGCAAAGCCGTATTCGTTGCCCTCCTGGCTCAGCGCAGCGCCGCTCGCGGTCAGTCCGAGATCCACGAAATAGGCCAGCGCGGCCGGCTGCACGACGGCGCCGGCGGTGCCTTGCGGGAAGTCGCCGCCATACCATTGCAGCGCCCGGTTCGGCCGAGGCGCCGCCGTGGTGAGCGAGCCGGTATAGCCGCCCGGCAGGCCGAACATCGTGCCGTTCGACTGGCCGTAGCCGATGACGTGACGGATCGTGTCGTCGACGCTCTTGATATGCGTGCCGCCATTGAGCGAGACGCGCCAGAGCTTCAACGTCCCGTCACGGGCCGAGGCATATTTGACCGAGGTTCCAAACGTCCCGATCGCCACGACGTCGAAGCTGCCGTCGGTGACCTGAACCTCGCCGGCGCCGGTCGTCACGAAGCCGGTGGCATGGCCGTTGACGGTCTTGGTATAGGCGACGCCGCCGAGCCCGACGATTGGCACCGGCTTGGCCTCGGCCCGCAGGTTGTCGGCGGCTTTGCCGACCAGGCGTCCGTCGCGCGTGAGACCGAAGCCGAGCTGGCCGCTATCGTCGACCCAGCCGGCCAGCACGTCGCCCGGCCCGCCATTGTTGTCGGCGCCCATATAGGGAGTCGCGATCGGCGCGATCGCCTCGAGCGGGCTGACACGGGTGTTGAGAGCCGTCGCCGTGACAAGAGATCCGGCTGCAGCGCCGACCAGGTTGGCGGCCGAATCGAGACCGAGCGCCAGCCGTCCGGCATCGTCGACGACGCCCCACACGACATCGGTGCCGACGCCCATGTAAGGCTGGCCGAGCGGCAGAGCCGCTTCGAGTGCCGTGACGCGCGGCGTCAGCGCATTGAGGGTCACGCTCATGCTGGTGACGGCGGTCGCATTGCTGCCGGCGAGAGTTTCGACGGCGCCGACGCGGGTGTTGTAGGCCGTGAGCGTCACCAGGCCGGCGATCAGTTTGGCGGGCGCCGAACCAAGGAACGCGCCGGTGGAATCGACGCCGAGCGCGAGATTGCCGCTCGCGTCGTCGACGACGCCCCACACCACATCGTAAGCCCCGACGCCCATGTAGGGCGACACCACGATCCCGGTCTCGATCGTCGCGACGCGCGCATCGAGCGTCGGCAAGGTCGTGGTCGACTTCTTGATCCAGGAGCCCGCGCCGCTTGCGCCCGACTTCACATAGAGGCCGAGGTTGGCGGTCGCGTCATTGACCACATAGGCGCTGGCGGCATTCACCGGCGTCAGGTTGGCGGCAAGCTGCGCATAGGTGTCGTAGGTGAGCGCGGCCGAGCCGGCCGCTGCGGCGAAAGCCGCCGCCGTGGCGACATTGGCGGCCGTGGCCGTGACGTTGACGTCGGTCGCGGCCTTGTTGGTGGCTGCGCTCGAGGCGGAGCCGGCAGCGCCCGACGCGGAGGCCGTCGCCTGTCCGGCCTGCGTGGTGGCGGTCCCGGCCGAGCCGGCCGCCGCGACAGCGCTGGCGTTGGCATTGTTGGAGAAGGTGAGCGCGTTCTGTGCCTGACCGAGGGCCGCTTGCGCTTGCGCGGCCGACCCGGCGTTGCTGGCTTGCGCATTCGTGGCACTGGTCGCGGCCGACCCCGCCGAGGCCGAGGCCGCCGACGTCGCGGCGTTCAGCAGGGTCGGATCGGCATCGGCGCCGTGCAGACTGATGCCGGCCGGCCAAGCCGAAAGCGCCTTCGGCCCGTAGATCATCTGGTTGATCGGATCGATGGCGAAATCGCCCGTCGTGCCGATGCCGTTGGACGGCCGGCCGACCGTCGCCCGCACGGTGTTGAAGCTGCCACCGCCCCCGCCACCCACCAGGCCGGCGGCCGAGACGGCGCCGGTCGCTGGATTGAAGACGAGCGACGTCTTGTAATCCGCATCGGTGCCGGCGGTCGGCCGCACCAGAAAGTTGATGGTGCCGTCGCTGCCGAATCCGATCTGCAGCCGGCTAACACCATTGTCGAACGTGCGATAGGCGTCCGGCGTCTTGTCGGAGCCTTGGCCGGCGATCTGCTGCATCAGACCCATGACCGCAGCCGAGGCCGAGGGCGTGTTCTGGATGATGCTGTAGGCGGTACCGGGATTGAAGCCGAACGGCAGCGGCTCGACCAGGGTCAATTGGCTGGCACTATCGACCGACTTGATTTTGATGGGCCGGTTGGGAGAGACCAGCAGATCGTCATAGGCGCCGACGCTATAGGTGACGGCGCCGGACGCATCGGTGCTCGACCAGGTCGTGCCGGTTCCATACACAACCGTGTCACCGATCGTGCCCGTGATGGTGCCGGCCGTGTAGGTCGGCAACGATCGCTGCAGCTGCATGAAATCTCCGGTTCTGCGCGCACAGGTTCGCGTCGTGCGGACGGACCCGCGCGGCGTTGACCCGTGATGAAAGGTGAGTGGTGGCCGTCAGGCCTTGGCGGGTTGGACCGGCCAGACCGCTCGGCCGATATGGTCCACGGCGGTCATGTCACGCAGGGCTTGGCGGTGGGCCGCCCATGCGGCGCGTGTCGCGGCATCGAGCGGCGCGTCCGACATCTGGGTCCAATCACAGGCGGCGAGACGCCGATCGCGCTCGGCCCGGAGGTCGGCCCATCCCGCCGGGTTGTTCTTCGTGGCCAGGATGGTTCCCATAGGTCAGGTGGCCGTGATGACGGCCGAGAAGTCGAGATAGGGAAACTGCGTGATCGACACGACATAGGCGCCAGGCGAATCCGCCTTGAAGGCCAGCGGCCCGGCCTCGTGCTGCGCCGGCAGCCCGTCGATCGTCACCGTCATGGCGTCCGGTAGCACGATGGTGGCGGCATCGGTGCCGTCCGCCTTGATGGTCAGTTTGTCGAAGCCCGGCAGCGCCGGCCGCAGCTTCGGCCGCATCGGCTGGGACGTGACGTCCATATAGTCCTCGGTCCCCTTCAGCCACTTGTAGACAAGCGCCTGTCCCGGCTGGACGTGGAAGCTCGCATTCACCTTTTGGGTCGTGCCGGAGACGGTCACCTGTCCCGTGACCTTGTCGTAGACCGAAAATTCGACGGTTGAGATATCCATGGTTTCTACCTCTTGAGGGCTTGGATGCTGGATGTGAGATTGCTCACTTGGACCACGCCGCCTTGACGTTGGATCTCGATCTGGCAATCGATCGTGTGGGTGCCGGCGGCAACGCCGAACTGGATCTCTTTGCCCGTGTTGAGCAGCAGGACGCCGGTCTTCGACTGAAAAACGAGCGCGCTGTAGATCTGCGTCCCGTCCAAATAATAGTGGTAGATCACCGCGATATAGTCGGTGTTGTTGGCGCCGCTGCCGAGCGTCGACGAGATCTGCGCACTGAAGTTGACCGACAGCACCGCGCCGTCATCGACCGTGATCTGCGCGCTCACGGTGTCGTTCGTGTCGCCGCGTTGTGTGAACACTGAATTTGAGATCGCGCTGCCGGCGATCTTGCTGTTGCCGATCGACAGGTCGACGATCTTGGTGGCCGACAAGGTGCCGTCGACCATGACGTCGCCCTTGATGGCCATATTGTAGGCGACCGAGCCGTCGAGACGTCGCACGCCCGTGAAGATAAAGCCGCCGGTCTGCCCGTCGATCGTGCCGATGACGCCATACTGGACCGACACGCCATTACTAGAGGCTTGGAGGGTCGAGATATTGGCCATATTGCCGCCCACGGTCGTGGACAGCGAGTCGACCCGCGCCGCAACAGCCGAGTCGCCATTCGCGCGGGCTTGCGCCTCGCTCGAGATCGCCGCCGAATTGCCGCCGACCGTGGTTCCGAGGGTATCGATCCGGCTGGAGATCGCCGCATCGGCGGTCGTATAGGCTTGCTGGATGCTGGTGGCCGTGGCGGTGTTGGTGCCGACCGATACCGACAAGGCGTCGAGCCGCGTGGCCGTGGCGGTGTCGACGGTCGCCCGCGTTTGAGACTCCGTTGTAATCGCAGCTGTGTTGCCTCCGACCGACGCCGATAAGGTGTCGAGCCGCGTCGCAGTCGCACTATCGACCGTTGCCCGCGTCTGGCTTTCGATCGAGATCGCGGCGGTGTTGCCACCCACCGTGGCGGTGAGGCCGGTGAGTTGGGTTGCTGTGGCGCTGTCGGCCGTCGCCCGCGTCTGGCTTTCGGACGTGATGGCGGCCGTGTTGCCACCCACCGTTGCGGTCAGGGCATCGAGCCTCGACGCGGTCGCGCTGTCGGCCGTCGTGCGCGCCTGCGTCTCGGAGACGATCGAGGCCGCATTGGTGTCGGTCGCCGCCTTGACGGTCGTGATGGCGGTGGCGACGGCCTGGTTGGTATCGGCCTGCGCTTCGAATTGCTGCAGGACGCTGGCCTGGTTGGTGTCGACGTTGGCCTGCACCCCAATCGCATAGCCGACGATCGCCGTATCGGCCTCGACCCGCTCATATTGCTCGATCGTCACGGCATTGGCCGCAAGGTTGATTTGCTGCTGGACCGGCGTCAGCGCCGTCACGGCGGAGAGCGGATCGAGCACCGTCTGTTTGATGATGGCTAGTGCGTCGATCCCGTCGCTGAGAGCCTGCAACGGCGCAAAAGTCACCGCGTCGAGAAGCCCCGGCAAAAGATCGTCGAAGCCGACACCATAGCCGAGGCTGGCCGGCGACAGCGTCAGGTCCGGTGAGGTGAGCGAGATCTGCGACCATGGCCCGCTTGCCCCGTTGGCGGCTTTGCCTCGAATGCGAAATAGGCAATCGCTGGGAGCGACCGGGCCGGCCGAGAAGCCGCAGAGATCGCCGTCCGCATAGACGACCTGCCACGACTTGCCGTCGTAAGAGATCTGCGCCGTATAGCTGACCGACACCGGTTCCGGGTTCCAGGATGCGTAGAGCATGATGGAGGTGCCGGATTGCTTGAGATAGGCGTTGAGACCGGCGATCGCGCCAGGGAATTTGAGCAATACGAGCGGCGATGGCGTCGGCAGCGGATCGATCGCGCCGTCACGCGCATAGACCTCTGGCGCGTCGAGCACCAATTCCAGCTTGAAGAGATCTTCTCGATCGCCGCGCGTGATGACATTGACCAGGCCCTCGAACGCGATCGAGGTACCGACGCCGAGTTCAAGCGACGCGGGTTCCTCGAGCGGATCACGCGACGCGGCATCCAGCCACGAGATACCCAGCTGCTGTTCGACCCGCGCGCGATCGGCGGCATCGAGCACGATCGCATTGTCATTGTCGCCCCGCCGGCACGCCACCGGGCCGAAGACGCCGGCGCCGGGCTGCCTGATCTTCACGTAGTAGGAACCCGACGCGGACCAATCCCCCGGCGCCGACGTGGTCAGGATGTCGTTCACACTGTCGATCGCCTCGACCCGAAGCGACTGCCCCCATGTCTGCGGCAACTCGCTGGTGACGCTTACGAGCGCGCCGCGCCGCGCCACATAGCCATCGCCCTCGACCGTGAGCGTCACGGTCTTGCGGCGATAGTTGTTCACGGCCGCATGGTAGCGCGCCACATCGGTCGCCTGCCGGCGATTGGTGTTGCCGTTCTGTGTGATGCGGGTCGGCTGCAGCAAGATGACGCCCGGCTCGCGCGAGGTCACCTCGGCCGACTTCCACGTCTCTTCGTCGATATATTGCAGGATCACGCCATCGGACGTCTGCGCATCCTTGAGCGTGTAGCCGATGTCCAGAGAGCCGCGCTGGATCTCGAAATCAGTGAGCACCAGGGACGGGAAACCGCGCGGCTCATCCCGCACGGCCGAGAGCCGATCGCCGAGATAAACCGCCGTGGTCAGCATCGGCCGTAGGCATGTCTCGATCGCCTCGAGCACCGTCATCTGCGCCGTGAAGCGATAATTGAACGTATCGCCGCGCGTGTCGGCGGCTGCCGCGAGGCTGACGAAGGTCGGCAGATCGATATGGTCGAGCGGCAGGTTGCCGCCGTAATCGGCATTGTGCCAGACGTCGAGTGCGGCCCAAATCGGATTGCGGGTCGCCTCGACCACGAACTGACCCGTGCCCGCGTCATAGACCGGGATCTTGCGCGTCGCGATGACGTAGATCTGCTGGGTCGAGACGCTCGACACCTGATTATCGGCAACGAGTTGGATCGCCAGCCGCGACGCATAAGGCACCGCATTCGGGCCGATCACATAGGCCTTAAGACCCGCCCATGTGACCGTGTCGGTATATTCCGTGCGGCTCTGCAGCACGATGCGGGCCGCAAAGACTTGAATGCGGCCGGCGGTCGGGATCGAGAATTGTTCGGTGACGCGGACCGCGACCTTGCTGTTGTAGACATAGGTCTTGTCGAGGATCTTGACCGGGTTGGCGAGCGGGTGACCCTGGTCGTCGATATATTGATAGAACAGCTCGATCTCGCAATCGGCCGACTTCTGCTGGCCGGATGACCCCCCAATCTTATAGAGGCCGCTCGGCCAGATGAAGTCGACCGCGAAGTTGATCGCCGTCTCGCCCGGCGGCACCGCGATGAAGGGGCCGAGCGTGTGCGGGCCGCCGGCGTTGACCTGGCCTTCGCCGTTCGGGCCGATGCTGACCGAGCCGTCCGGGTATTTGGTCCCATAGGGATCCGGCATGGTCTGGCCGGTCACATCGGGCGCCGTGTAGACGTTGACCGGAAACAGCGTGCAATTGGCGTCCGGCTCGACATGCTCGATCTTGAGGCTGCCTTCGAAGGCGTCGAGAACGCCGTCTGTCGCCGTCCACATAGCCTCCGCACCGATGCCGATTTCCTCGAGATCAAAGGAGCCGACGCCGAGCGAATAAAGGCCATGCAACACCTGCACGATGCCGGAATAGTCGGTGTAGATCGGCGCCGCGAGATCGGGCAGAAACTTCAGGCGGCCATAATGCCCCGGCACCGGCTGTTGAGAGCGCGCCTGGTTCGACGTGATGTTGATCGAATATTCCGGCGCATCCGCTTTCGGCCGACCGGCTCCAAGGAAATGGCTCAACAGGATCGAGCCGCCGCCGACGATGAAGGCCGAGGCCAGTCCGGCGGTGAGACCGTGGCCCACCAGACCGGCGAGAGCCGCACCGCCGCCAAGCGGCCCGGCGATGGCCAGCAGCGCCACCAGGCCGACGATCGAGCCGACCTGCCCCGATCCACCGCCACCGCCGCCGGCGCCGCCACCGCCTTGCGGTGCGGACAGCAGCACGAGGCGGTCCCGTGTGCGAATGGGGCGATCCCAATCCGCCTGCATGACGGGCCGCAGCTCGCCGCGAACGCGCGCCACCACGATGGTCGGCAGACCAGCCGTGAGACCTTCGCGGGTGACGAATGCCCGGATCGTATCGCCCTTGATCGGACGTGCGACCGCGATCCGCGTGCCGGTAAAGGCATGCCGGCGCTCGATGGTGCGGAGAGGACGGGTCATCGGCGTGCGAAGAACCTCGGTCGGCCGAAGCCGCTGAACAGCAGGGTTTGCAGATCGTCGATCACCACACCGCGCCGCTCGACCGCGTGGATCACGACGCTTTCGGGCGCGAGCCAGAGACCCACATGACGCTCACTCGCGCCCATGATGACGATCGCGCCATCGACAGGCATGGTGATGCTCGCAAAGATCCGGCGGGCGCGGAGGATGCCGGCCCCGTCGCGCGGCACCGTGATGCCGTGCAACGCGCCGGCCAGGTGCGTCACCAGGCCGAAGCAATCGAAGGCGTCAGGTCCGACCGCCCCGGATCGATACGGCTTGCCGAGGCAGGCTTTCAGAACGCCCGCGCGCTTTGGCCGCCGATCTAACGCTACGTTAGAAGGTATCGTACGATCATGAAGCATCAGTTATTCCGGTCGCTGAGGAGTTCCATTTGACCAAAATCGATAGGGATCTGAGACTTCAGATCAGGACACTCGAAGCTCTCAACTATGCCCTGACTATTGTCGCGGGTGAGGCGATCACTCAATTTGTTCTGAGAAGCGGCGGCGACGAACGGCAAGCCCTTAATGCAGTCAAACAAGCAGCTCTCAACGAACTCAATAAGATTGTTACCATCGATCTCGATGGATCGGCGGCTTTACAGATGTCATCCATGCAGAAACTTAGCGTCGTCAATGCTGAGTACTATGCATGCGTAAGACTTGGGCTAGCTCGCGAAAATCTTAAAAGCGATGAGGTCGAGAAAAACTAACAGTCATTGCGACAGAGCCGGATAATTTTCGGTGTCATAGATGACGCGGAGAAACTGCAGGTTGACGAGATCGGCCGGACTGGCGACGCCCTCGACATAGCTTTCGTTGACGCTCACCTGGCGCAGATCGACCGAAATCGGCCCCATCCCTTGCGAGATAATGCCGGTCGCCATGTCGATCAGATGGCAACGGAAGATCACCTGCAGCGCGGCATTCACCAGCATGGCGGCATCGAGATAGGGCATCAGCTCACGCCCGACATTGTCGATCCGAATGTTGAGGCTCGACAGCTGCCCGTCGCGCTGTTCGAACCACGGCGTGTCGAACGGGACACTGAGGAACGTGACGGTCTCACCGGGATTGAGCGGCGCCGCATCCTCGAGCAGCAGATCGTGATCCTGATTATCGTTCGTGACCCGGATCGAGATCTGCTGACCCTTCTGGATGAAAGCCGGATGGATCAGCTCAATCGACCAGATCGGCACGGCCTTGTCGGATGGGTTCGTTTGCGCCTCGGCCCATGCGGCGTTCCAATCCTCGATCATAGATTTTCGATCCGCAGCGAGAAGCCAACCGATCGCGCCCGAAACGCCAAGGGGCTCATGTCAGGCTGATCTTTGATCTGCACCGTGCGGGTCACATAGCCGGAGCCGTTCCAGACCGGCATGGTGAAGCGCGCAGCGCCGTCGCCGATCGCCTGGTGGAAGGCATGAAACGACGCGAATTGCGCCGGCGTCATCCTGATCACCAGCTTCATCTCGGCGATCCGCAGCGTGTATTTGCGCCGCTGCCGCGTCGTGCCGGCGTTCATGTCGGTCGACAGCAGCGGGTTGGCGAGCTGCGTGATGGTCAAACCGCTCGTCATCGGCGTGTAGGGCACGTCGGTCGGCCAGGTTGGGATTGCCATCAGCCGACCCGCCCGAGACCGGCGCGCTTGGCAATCGCCTGTGTCCCGTGCCCGTTGGTGGCCGAGCTATGGGCCGCCGCATCCTCCCACATCAGCTGAAACATGCGCTTGCCATCCGGCGCCCGCGTTTGTGTCACCTTCGGCGCAGTCGGCGCATTGTGGATGACCTGGATACTCACTTCGCCGCCACTGCCCGACGACGCCGGCGCGGCCGTGATGCGCCCGGCGACCCCGCCCTGCGCCAAGCGTAGCGGCTGACCGCTGTTGATGGCCTCGAGCAGCGGCGCATTGGCGGCCGAGGCGCGCGCGTTGATCACGGTCTCACCATTCGACAGCCAGGCCGGCACCTGGTCGGAGGTTCCGCCGCCCGGACCGACGACGCGACCAGTGGCGAACTTCGGCATCCAGCCTTGGAAACCACCGGTGCCGACGCCGCTGATCAAACTACCAAGCAAGCCGCCGACGCTGGCCGAGCCCGTCGCGCCCGCCGCCGGCGCCGTTCCGAGCAAGCCGGCGAGCGGCCCTTCGCCCAGCAGAGCCGCCTTCAGGGCTGCGGTCTCGAGCGATTTGGCGATGCTCTGCATGGTCGACGCGAAGGTGTTGCCCGAGACGACCATCCCTTCGACCGCCGATTCGAGCGTGCTGCCGACAAACTTGGCCTGTTCACCAGCCTGTTCCTGCGACCGGTTATAGTCATCGATCTGCTTCTTGGCGGCGCTATAGGCGTCGGCTGCCGCCAACACCTTGACGCGCTCCGCTTCGGTCAAAGCCGTACCGCGCTCTTTTGCGGCTTCCTCGGCCTTAGCGAGATCAATGGATTCCTGCTTGGCTTGGTTGTTTTTGCCGATCGCCGCAGCCTCGCCGGCTTCGGCCGCTGCGCTCTTGTTCAGGCTCTTGATCAGATTGTCGACCGGGTCGGCTGGCTTGGCCGCAGATCCACCGCTCGACGCCGCCGGCGTCAGTGACGGCAGCGACCGCGACGTGTCGCGCTTGGGACGGATCGTGAGCGGCGGGGCCGCGTTCGGGTCAGCATCGGCCTTGCCGGCATCGAGCTGGCGCTTGATGTCGGCATCGGTGATCAGGCCGAGGCTGTTCATGCCCGACACCAGGTTTTTGAAAATCGACGAATTGCCGATGCTCGACATATATTTGTCGACATTGGCCAAGGCGCTCGCCCACCGACCCACCGCTGCGATGACATCCTCATAAAGACCGCGCATGTCAGCCATGGATTGAAGCTGCGCCTGTTTCCATTCGGCGATGCGCTCTTCGACCGGCGCCCACGCATCCGCGACCGCTTTGTTCTGTGCCGCATATTCGGCCTGGATGCGCTGCGCGTTGGCGATCTCGGTTTCGGACAGCACGCGCTCGCCGCCGGACGTCGCCATACCATCGAGCGCCACGCGCATGGCTTCGAGCTGCGCCCCGCCGTTGCGCAGATCCGTCTCAAAAGCCGGCCCGAAAATCTTGCTTGCGAGATCATATTCGGCCAGCAGCGCGCCCTTTTGCTGCAGCTGATCGAACATGCCGATAATGACGCGCGTCTTGGCCTCGACCGTGTCGGCTTGGGCGAGGGCCGTGGCAGACGACGCCGGTAGGTTGCCGGCCAACACGTTTTGCTGGACACGGTCGCCCGCCGTGCTGGAAGCGGCGCCGGTTCCCTCGCCGATATTGGTCTTGAACGCGTCGCGGGCCGAGGTCAGCACCGATTCGAGCTGCGACGCCTCCACCCCAAGTTCTTTGGCTTGGCCGATGAAGCCTTGAAAGAAGCTCGTGCCGACACTGGCGTCTTTTGCCTTATTGCCGATATCGACCAGCTTCTGCAGCTGCTTGGCCGCATCCTCGGCCGCCCGGTTCGTCTCGTCGATCACAAATTTGAGCGCTTCGAACGCCAGGAACGCGCCACCGGCGACCTTCAGGGCGCCAAGGGCAGAATTGAGCCCCGTCACCTTGCCGATGACGCCGGACAGCGACGTGCCGAATTCCTTGTCGATCCGGTCGGATGAGGCCTTGAACACCGTCATCAGGCCATTGGCACTTTTTGCGCCGGTGGTCAGAGCGAGGTTCATGGCGCGTTCGAAGGCGCTGATATCGCCGCCGAGGCTGAAGGAGAGATCAGTCATCGCGACCCTCATCGGACTTATCAGCCACCGCACTGCGGATCGCGGACGTTTCGTTGTTGATGGTCGGCCAAAAATACGGCTCGGCCACCTCCTTGCGGGTGCCGTATTCGGTCAGCAACGCCTCATCCAGGGTCGGGCCGCGCGCCGTCGCTGCGGTGCCGCCGGCGACGATGAGAACGCCCGGATATTTTTTGCCCGGCTCGACCCGGATGCTGTCGCGTAGCGCACCCTTGTCGACCGGCACGGCCGCCCGGATCTTCTCGACCAGCTCGGCACCCTTCTGGTCGAACTTGCGCTGCAGGCGCGCCTTTCGGATCGGGCCGAATTGCGCGACCTTATAGGTCAAGGCTGCCATGCCGATGAGCGTCGGTTTGAACATCAGAGAGCCGGCCCCTCGACGAACCGCGCCTGGTCGGCCGCGAGGCCGAACAGGAAGGCTTCCAGGATCTTGATGGCGAGCGGCGCATAGGTGGCGGCCGGCCGGGCGACGATCGCCGCGTCGACCGTTGCAACACGGGTCAAGCCCTGCATCAGCACGGCATCGGGAAAGGCATGGCCGAGCACCATGCGGATATCGCTGATGGTCCAGACGCCATCCCGAAACCGCGTGAAGGCTGCGAAGGGCGAGCCGATCGCGGCTTCCAGGCTTTCGACTGATGCTTGATCGGGCCGCAAGGCGAACCGGACCGGATCGCCGGCGAAGATCGCCTCGACGCCATATTGCCGCTCACCCATCACTCAATCCCCATCATGGCGATCAGATCATCCTCTTCGGCCGGCGACAGATCAGCTTTGGTCTCGTCGGCATTGGCGGCGTTGTAGGCCTCGACCGCATCTTGAAATTCGCCGAGGGTCATGCGGCCGAGGTCGGCGACACTGAGGCCGATCACCACGGCGTTGCGTCTCAGGGCAGCGAAGCCGATCCGGTCTTGACCGGATCCGTCGCGGGCGTCGCTGCCGTCGCGTTTCCCGCGTCATCCTCGGCTTTGACCTTGCGGCCCCGCAGCGCCGTCACGAGGATCAAGGCGGCGATCGGCACTGCACGCTCGAGCGGCAGACCATCGACATAGAGCCGCACGAGCTTGAGGGCCGCGACCGCGTCGAGGCCGCCGCCGATCAGGCCGAGACGGATTGTATCGCGCACGTCGACCACGCGCCATGATCCGTCGAGCAGCCGCTTGAGCACAGTGAGCGGTCCGGCGGCGCATTTATCGTCCAGCTCCTCGAGCTGCTTGATCGGGAGCGCGAACCGATAGGTTCCATCGCCCCAATCTTCGATCAGGTCGGTCGCGGCGGCCATCAGGCGGTCGCCGCAACCCAGACCCACGGGCCGTCGCTGTCGATCTGTACGTTCAACTTGACACGTTCGCCCTTGGTCACGTCGCCCTTCCAGCTCGTCACGACAGCGACGCCGGAATAGTAGCCGCCGCCGTTTGCAAGTGTCTGGTTGGCCGGGCCAACGCGGACATTCCGCTTGCCTCCAGTCATCTTCCATTCACGCCAGAGCGCTGCGGCTCCGACCGACATGAAGCCTTGCCCCGACACCGTCGCCGAGATCGAGCTGATGTCGCGCACCGGCCAGGACGGCGCATCCTCATCGTCGCAATCCGGCACCATGCTCTCGGTTGCGGTTGCTTTGAATTCGAGAGAGCGTTGCATGAAACCGCAAGGCGACACGAAGGCTTCCGGCGTCGCGCCGTCGCCGATCAGGACCTGAAACGCGCTGAAGGGTAGAGTTTTCGGGATCGCCATGGTGAAAGGCCCTCTGGTTAGGCGGGATCGAGAAGCGTCGTAAAGGTGATGACCACGTGGCTGGTCTTGCCGTCCGGTTCGGGCACGATGCGCGAGCCGGTGAAGGCGATCTCGATCGCGCCCCAATCCGGGCCGAGATCGAGCACGGCATGGTCGAGCCGGTCGATGATGGCGCCGGCGATGGCCCGCGCCTCTTTGCTGCCGTAGGCGGTCGAAAACACGTGCAGCGTGGAATGCACCGCGCCGAGACGATCGAGGCAGTCGGCCGCTGCCGGCACGAATTGGTGATCGCCAAGCGACACGTAGGGGTCAGGCGTCGTGACCGGCACCCGATCGAACAGCGGAGCACCGACGCCCTGCCCCGCCTTCAAGGCCGCCGTCATGGCGACCTGCAGCGCATAGGTCGGCTCGATCACGGCGCCACCCCGCCCTCGACCCCGAAGGTCATGTATTTGCGCGGCCCCTCGACCTGCATGTCGGCAGCCGACTGGATGGCGTAGACCTTGCCGCTCCGCACATCCGTCATGCGCCAGTCGATCGCCGTGATCTGCGAGGTCTGGCTGTCGAACCGCACGATCACATCCATCGGTTGCCGACCGGCCAGGCGAGCCGCAATCATGGCCTCGCTGCCGGGCCGCAGGATGAATTTGGCGGGACGCTCGAACGCCGACGCCGGATCGGGCGCGCCCTGGACGTTGCCAAGCTCATCGGGCGTCTGGTCGGCCAGCCGCTCGAATTGGACGCGGCTCTTGAACTCGCCAAAGTCCATTAGATCCACACCTGCTTTTTGGTCAGGATGCTTTCGGCGAGGCCGGTGATCGGAGCCTTGTCGGACCGATTGTCGTAAGCCGATCCGACCATCAGCAAGAGCGCTTGCTTGATGTCGGTCGGAATGGCGCAGCTCTGATCGGCGTCGGGCGGCGCATATCCGGCCACGTAGGTGATGACGACGGCCCCGGGCTGGACTCGCGTCTGCGGCCACACCGTCCCGAACGCCGGTACGACAAAGCGCGCGTCGATCTCGGGCAGGAGCGCGTAGAGCGCGGGATCATAGGACACGAGGAAGCCGTTTGGATCGGCATAGACGATGCTGGTGACCGAGAGGACAGGCGGACACGGCAAGCGGATTTCGTGAAGGTGATGGCGACGGCGGTCACTCGAGTGCCAGTGAGCGTCGAAGCCACGGGCACAGTCATAACCCTGCCCTGGAAAATGCGAGGCGCGCAGCGCAAGGCTTTGCAGGCCGAGAGCGCGACCGAGCCAGCCCGTCGCGCCGTCGACATTTTCGACCGCAGAGCTGATCAAGGTCTCGATCAGATCATCGTCATCGTCATACTCGACGCGCATATACTTCTTGGCGTCGGCAAGGCTGATGACGCGGGCGGGCGCCTGGACAACGGAAAGCGACGGGCTGTTCACGATCAGAGCTTCGTCGCGGCCGGAATCGGCGGGACGTTGTTGGTCTTGGCCGGCGCGGCGGGCGCGGCGCCAGTCGCTCCCGTCGACGACCCGGCCACCAATTGAGGTCCGGCCAGAAGGCGAGCCTTTTCGGCCTCGGCTTCGGCTTCGGCTTGTTTGCGTTTGTCATCCGCATCGGCGAGCCGGACCCTTTCGGCTTGAACCTCGGCTTCTCGGCGCGCCGCTGCGTCGATCTCGGCCTGCGCGGCGATCTCTTCAGCTTCGCGCCTTTGCGCGTCCACCACCTCGGCCTGGCGGCGCGCCACATCAGGATCGACGAAGCTCTGCGCTTCTCCCGTCCCCGCATGCGCGAGATTGCCGGCTGCAGCCTCCAGAGCTTCATGATCCGGGCCGGTGCTGATGACCGGGACGGCGTCGTTATCGTCATCCTTCTTGTGAACATTGCCCGAGGCCACCGCAGCCTTGAGCTGTGCGGCCGTAAGCCTCACGACATGGCCAGCGTGGATCAGACGGCCATCGAGCCGAAAAGGGTGGATGGCCGTGCGTTCGATCTTTGGAACCATAGAACCGTCTCCGCTAGTGAGGGCGCCCGCTTTGATCAGGGGTTGAAGCGATTGTTGCCGAGGATGAGGGTCGCGGCGGCCAGAACGGCCGATGCGTTGTTCGACGACAGCAGCGCGGCCACGAAGGCGAAGCCGTTATTGTCGTCGAGGTCGGTGATCTGCGCGTCAGCCGTGAAGGCGATAGCGCTGCCACCGGTCGGAGCCGTCACGGTGACGGGCGCACCGAGCGCCTTGGCGCTCGTGCCATTCGCATCGACGGCTTGCATCATTTGCAGCGTGACGGTCTTGGTCGGGGCGACCGGACCGGCATTGACGGCCACGAGCAGCGCTTGCGCGCCCGAGGCATCGGCATAGGCGCCGGTGCGGGCCGTCGTGATGTCCTGCGGCGCGATGTTCGGCAGCACGCGCAGCCTGGTGCTCAGTTTAATGGTCATGGTGAAACGATCCGATTGATAAGGATGGACGGAACGTCGGCCGTCGCGCGGCCGAGCGACGAGATCAGACGGACGGAACGTCGAGCGCCACGAAGGGCGAGGTCTGGTAGCCGTTTTCGAGCGTGATCGGCCCCGTCAGCCAGGGCGACCCGTCGACGTTCCAAAAGGCCTTGATGACCGTCTTGTTCTGCTCGAAGTAGACGTGTTCCGAGGCGGCGACGAACGGCCCGGACCCATCCTTGATCAGGTACTGACCGAGATCGGCCATCCACACGTCGCCCATCGAGCCGATGACCGGGTTGCGATTGCTCTCGATCGCCGGCATGCCGAGCAAGGTGCTGGGTTGGCCGGGAATAGCCGAGGCAGCCCAAATGTATTGCCCGTTCGGGTTCTGCAGCGTCATCAGCTGCGGCAGGCAGCTTTTCGAATAGACGAAGATGCCGCTGCCATAGCAACGGGCCAGCATGGCCACGAGATCGAGATAGGAGATCTTGTTGGCCTGTGCACGCGGCACCTTGTAGGTCGCGGCTGCCTTGAGGATGCCGAGCGGCTTGCCAACGCCATTGCCCTGCAGGAAGGCGAAGTCTTCGGCTTGCGCCATCGCGCCACGAAGCTGCTTTTCGATAAGCGAGTTCGCGGCCTGCCAGTTGCGCAACAGCTTGTCGGTCACCAGCATGGTCCCGGCGACCTCATGCGGCGTCAGGGTAATCTCGCGCAGCTTCATGTCCGTGCGCGGCTTCGGCGCCCCTTCAGAGATCCAGGTGACCTGCACGCCGCCATACATGTTGCCGGGCGCGGACCCGGTCTGATCGAGCGCCGGCATGGTGACCGGACCATCCGGCGGCGAGCCAGGCTCGATGACCTGTGCGCGCGGACGGATGATCGCATCCTGCGGCGACAGTCGCAGAAGCGTGTCGCGAAACTGCGGAGGCAGCATGAAACCGCCGGACGGACCATCATCGGTGCGAAGCTCCGAGTGGAGTGGTTCGCCATTGTCGTCCGTGGCGCCGACGTGCGGGTTGAATTGGAGGCGCTGATCGTTCGGATTGAACCGAACGGCATGCAGGAACTCGCCAACATTTTCGAACTGCGTCCGAGCCTCGGCTCCGCGACGCGGCACCGCGGCGAGCTGCGGCACGCTGGCATTTGCCGGGCGGGTGGTCGTGAGAGCCGCCTCGAAGCCGTCCTGGTCTTCAAGCCGGGAGATCCGCTTGTCGAGCGTGTCTTTCTCGGCCTTCAGCGCGTCGTAGGCGCCGATTTCCTCGGCCGTAAAATCGCGCGACTCGGCTTCCGAGCTGGCGATCATGGCGCGCATATCCGTCACCAGTTTCGTGCGCTTGGCGCGCAATTCCTTTAACATTTCCAGGTCTCCAATTGCCATGATCCGGACGTGACAAAGCGTCCCCTCGCGCCGGCACGCGGGAGAGCCATCGGCCGCCGAACAGGCGGAACCGCGAAGAGGGTTAGGTCAGGTCGATGGCGCGGCGTTCGCGCTCAAACGCAAAGGCGCGCGCGCCAGGTGACCGCAATGCCGTTTTCGGTGCGGCGTAGAGGCTGGCGCCGAAGCGCTGCAGCGTGTCGTTCATGGTGGCGACGCGGTCGGCCATCCCCTCGCCGATCGAGGCGGATGCTCCCACCATGCGGCCCTGGCCAAACCCCTGCCGAACCTTGCTGATGGAGGCACCGCGATTGCGCGCCACCGTCTGCACGAACTGGCCATAGGCCTCATCGACCTGGCTCTGCATGAACGCCTTGGCCTCATCATCGAGCGGGCCGAACGGGTGACCTTCACCCTTGTACTTGCCGGCCGTGATGATCGTGTTGGAGATGCCGGCCTTGTCCATGGCCTTGCTCATATCCTTGTGGCCACCGATGACGCCGATCGAGCCGACCTCGCCGCTCGGCGTCACCGCGATCTCATCGGCCGCACTGGCGATCCAGTAGGCCGCGCTTGCGGCCCGTGCATTGACCTGCGCCACGATCGGTTTTTGCCCGCGACCGGCATAGATCATGTTGGCAAGCTCTTCCGTGCCAGCCACGGTGCCGCCGGGGCTGTCGACGTCGAGCACGATGGCCTTGATCCCATCGTCCGACAAAGCCGCCTGAAACTGCTGGCCGAACTGCTCCGACGACGTACCGCCGGAGATGTCGCTCATCATATTGGCCCGGTTGGCGATGACGCCGCGCAACGGCAACACGGCGACGGCACCCTGTCGGCGCGCCACATCGGCCTCTGCCTGCTTGCCGATCCGCGCTTCGATCTCACCGGCCGATAGCTTGTGCCCGGCCGCCTGCAGCGCGACGAATTCGGCGATCGCCATCATCTTCTCGGGCTCGATCGCCCACAGGTCGGACAGGATCGCGGCGACGATATGAGGGTATTTCATTCGTGCAAGCCTTCGCTCTTGACGGGCTCGGTGGCCGCGCCCGCGACCGTGACCGGCTCATCGCCCCACGGCACCTTGTTGAGGTTTTCCCAAGCCCGCACTTCGTTCGGCACGAGCCACTTGTTGGCGATGCCGGATTGATAGAAGGCGGCACGGGCCGTCATGTCGCCGCGTAGCAGGGCGTTGAGGTTGTGGCGCACGCAATAGCCTTGCGCGATCTCGTCGTCGGTGAAGAGCTTGTAATCATACTCGTCTTCCCACTGCTTCAACCATTCGGCGATGGTGAACTGCGCGAAGGCGATCATCAGCTGCTCGACGCCGGCGCCCCAGGAACTTGTCTTTTCATGGCTCGACAGCAGCACGAGCGGCACGCCGAAGATGCGGGAGACTTCCTCGATCTGCATGGCCCGCGAGGCCAGGAATTGTGCATCCTCCGGCGGGATCGTGGTCTGGACGAATTTGACGCCCTCTTCCAGCACCTTGACCCGATGGGCGTTCTCATTGCCGCCCTGGTCCTGCACCGAATCGGCGAGGTTTTTCTTGCCGGCGTCGCCGAGCTTGCCGGGATGCAGCAAAAAGCCACCAGACTTGGCATCATTGGCAAAGAACTTGCCGCCAAACTTTTCCATGGCGAGGCCCATCGAAATGGCCTCACGCGCCTGCCCGATCGGCGATAAACCCCACAGGCCATCGGTGCCGAGCGACTTGACGTGCAAGACGTCATCGGGGTCGAGCGTGATGCTCTGCCCGTTGATGCGGGTCCGATAGATCAATCGCTGGTCGACGATCTGCAGGTTGGTTCGGTCGGCCATCAGCGGCCAGATGCCGGTCGCTTGGCCGCGCCCGTTGCGCTCGATCTCGGCGCAACCATTCCCCCACAGCAGCGCACCGGATTGCTGCATGCTGCGCGCAGTGAACGACGACATGTTTGGATTCGGCCGCTTCGACAGCTTCCAACTCAGCGGATGATCCGTGACCGCGACCATGCCTTCGGGCGTGTTCCGAAAAATGCCGATCGGCAGCTGCGCGATGATGCCCGACAAGATCCGCACCGCCCCATAGACGGCCGGATAGGTGAGCGCCGACACTTCGTTGACCGGTATGCCGGCGCTTGTCTTGCCTCCGCCGAGCGCCCGCATGATCCAAGAGCCGGACCCGCCGATCGACTCGGATGACCCGAACTGGACCGCCTGCAGATCGGGAGAGGTCGCGGCGTGCAGGCCAGCGGCCAATCGTCCGAGGAAGCCCGTCAAAACTCGATCTCCAGGATGCCGCGCGTTTCATAGACCGAAGGTCCCTCGACCGTGAGGTTGAGGTGGACGAACAACGCGTCGATCAAGGCTGCGATGCCGTCGATCTTCTCGGACGACTTGTCTTTGGCCGGCTTGATGTTGCCGGCCGGATCGGTGGTGACCGCGACATTCTCGGCCATCCAACGCGTCACCGGCTGCGCCGCATGATCGAGACGGGCGCCGAAGATCAGCCGTTCAAGCTGCTTCGAGGGTTCCGACAAGGAGGCGTAGCCCTGCCCGACAAGCGAGATCTTGCCGGCGTCGAAACCCTGGTCGGCCAAGCGCGTCGTGAAGTGCGACGAATTCCAGCGGTCGACGCCGAGCCCCTGAATATCGAAGGTCGAGCCATCCTTGACGATGGTCGCGATCACAAACTCGTAATCGGTCGTATTGCCCTCGGTCGCCACCATGGCGCCCTGCCGCACCCACAGGTCATAGGGCACGCGATCGGTGCGCACACGGTCGACGATCGTATCGGTCGGAACGAAGTAGCGAGCGACCACGTCGAAGGTGCCACCGGCCGCGATCGGCGGGAACACGTAGACCACGGCGGTGATGTCTCGGTTGGATGAGAGATCGACGCCGGCGAAGCACGGCCGCCCTGTCAGCGCGGTTTCGTCGCGCCAATCGCGGCGGGCGCAACGGTCCCACGCCTCGAGTGGAATCCAGCGAACGGCCTGGTTGGTCCACTGGTTGAGATGATAGCGGCGGAAATCATTCTCCAGACGCGGGTTGCTCTTGGCCTTGCGGCATTCGGCGCGGAGATAATCGATCGAGACCGACACGCCGAGGTTCGGATTGGCTTTCGCCCATGTCGCTTCATCGGTCCAGTCGTCGCCGGCTTCCGCCGCATAGATCACGACCAGCGTGTCAGGTTCTGGCTGTGTCCCGTCGAGGATCTTGAACGCTTCCTCCCAAACCTCCCAGCCAAAGCCTTTGCCGCGCACGCCGGCTGTCGAAATCAGGAACTCGACCGGCTGCTCTCGTGCCGCCTCGGACTGATGCACCGTGGTGTAGAGCCGACCGTCCGGCCACTCGTGCAGCTCATCGCCGATCACGCCAGACGCATTCAGACCGTGTTTGCCTTCGGCGTTGCCGGTCAGCGGCTTGATGGCGCCCTGCAGTTCCTGGCTGAAGATCGCATTCTTGAACACCGTGAGATGCTTGCGCAGCTCGGCCGACATGTTGACCATGGCGGCGGCCTTGTCGAAGACGATCTTGGCCTGTTCCTTATCCTTCGCGATGGCGTAGACCTCTGGTCCAAACACCCCGTCGCCAAGAAGCAGAAGCAGGCTGATGCCGGCCGCCAACTCGGTCTTGCCGTTCTTGCGCGGCACGAAGACGATGCAGCGGCGGTAGCGGCGCGTGCCGTTGGCGCGCTTCCACCCAAACAACGGACGGACAATATGGTCTGACTGCCACGGTTCCAGCCGGAACGGCTGGCCGGCCCATTTATCCTTCGTCAGCTTGAGATAGTGATGGAAGAACGCCACGGCTGCATCGGCAGCGCCGGCGTCGTACCAAGCCTCATCCTCCCGCGTCGCGATGACGGTTGCAACCGGCTGCAGTTCGACCGTGTCGAGCATCAGTTCAGCGTCTGACGCTGCTGCAGGATGCCGAGCGGCGAGATTGTGCTGCCCGGTGCATTCGACGCGGCCGGCGATTGCTCGCCTTGCTGCGGCTTGCCATTGCCAAACAGATCACCGAACGCACCGGGATGCGCGGCTTGTTGCGCGATCAGGCGGTAGCGCGCGATCGGCGATCCGCCAAAGCGGTCCTCGAGATCGACCATGCGGCGGTGTAGATCGCCGCACACCTGGATGGCCGGGTGCCGGCGCGGCATCTTGTGCTCGCTGTTTGTCATCGGCACCATGATGGTCAGGCCTTCCTTGTCGAGCGTCTTGGACGCTCTGATCCAGTTGGCGAGATCGGTGCAGTACCGACCGAGGATATCGGCATCGCTTGGCGCGATCAGGTTGAGGCGCGCGAGGTCTGGCACGAGCCGGCGCCAGATCGCGACGGCCGAGCGGTTGAGCCAGCGCGGTGCCGCGATCTTGACCGCAGCCGTCTTCACGGCGGGCGCTTTCGCGGGTGCGGCACGCTTGCCGGCTCCGGTCATGCGCTTCTCGGCCGGTGATTTCGGTGTACGGCTCATCGCGTCCTAAAAAAAAGTTCTGAGAAATTTCGCGGCGATTTTTGCGGGTTTGAATGACCGGTCTTTACGTGTCTTCCCGGCGACTTTTGACCCATCCCCCGGCCTTGGAATTTTTCAGGAGAACGCGACAGGGGGCCCCAAGCGCATCTCAACCCCGCGTCACCGATGATGCGGAAGAGCAAGCACCTCGCGAAACTCGCCGTATTCGACGCGCTGTTTGTCCCGGCTGTGGCACCGCTCGCAGAGCGACTGGAATGGCCCTGACCAGAACAGGGCCTCATCACCACGATGCGGCGTGACGTGGTCGCAGACGGACGCGGGTGTCAGACGATCCTCTGCTGTGCAGAGCCGGCACAGAGGCTCGCTGTTGAGCTGCCATTGCCGCAGCGACCGCCAACGGCCCGTCTTGTACCAAGCGCGCCAGGGCTGCTTGCAACGGCGCGCATCGTATTCCTTGTTGGCCTGACCGAGCGCTTGCCCGCGCGGCCGAAGCGTCGTCGGTGCGAACGGCATCAGCCGGTCGTGACGATGCCGGTGCCAGCGGCGTCGACGACGGGCGAAGCGCCCGATGCAGCCGCCGCAGTATTGGCGTTCGCCGTCTTGACCAGGGTCACCAACTCGGTGACCTCGGTCTCAAGTTGCTGGACCACAGTGGTGGTGGTCGACACGAGCGTCTGCACTTCCGTGCGCGCCTCGGCCAGCAACTCTCTCACGCGATTGAACACGTCCATCGTGACCTCTTCCATAGGATGATCGGCCGAGCGGCTCGGCTCGTAACCCAGTGTCAGGGGAGATCAGAAACGAAAAAGGCCCGCACGCTCTCGCGTCGGACCTTACTTCCATAGGACACCATACGGGATGAAGCTGTGTGCTCCATCTGGGGCGGCCCAATATCGTAACGACACTGTACAACCGCTCGTCCTGTTTCGAGCACTATGCGACCAATGCCAGGTCGTCAAGCTGCAACTCGATGATCCGTTCACTACTCCCAAAGATTGAGAACAGCACCGCGATCTTATCGGTCCCGCGCGCCTCATGCACACGAGCCGGGAAGCCGGCGAACGGCCCATCGGTGATGCGCACATCAGCACCAGGCCGGTAAGTCACGATCTGAGGCTGGATATCGAAAGACCCCATGATGTGCGCCGCCTGCAGTCCCGTGATGATGGCACCGGGGATAAGCGCCGGCACGCGGCCAAAGCTGACGACGCCATGCACGCCATTGACCTCGCAGATGGCTTGCCAGGGCATGTGCCACGGCGCCAGCCCGATGAACACATAGCCAGGAAACAAGCGTCGCATCTTGGTGATGCGCTTGCACCGTCGCCTGACCTCTTCCGTGTAGAGCGGCAGGAACGTCGTGGCCTTCAGGCGTTCCAAGCCGCGCACCGCAATGTCTTCACACTTCGGTTTCGTCGAAACCGCATACCAATCCAGAGCCGCTGGGATCTTCATGTCGATAGGTCATTCTTCCCTATCCTTCCGAAAGCATCTTGATGTCGGGTGTGGCCCCCAACTATCCGACCTATCCTACCTTTTTAAAAACTAAACCAGAGGTAGGATAGGGTAAGTCTATGATATTGTTTGTACTATCCTACCTATCCTACCTATCCTACCTATTTCAGGGTTGCGACAGTTTCTGAAACATCACCCGGTCGGCACATCACGCAAATTGCGCGCGCGGGAAAAAGGTAGGATAGGTAGGATAGGTAGGATACGCACAATGATTACAATAGGTTATCCTATCCTACCTCGGTCCACGATGATGCCTGAGGTAGGATAGGTAGGATAGACGGTCAGAAGTCACCTCCGGCGGGCGCCTCATCCGCGAACGTCGGCTCGGTTTCCGGGCCGGAGACGGACCATTCCACGGCTTGGCCGCCAAGCGCCGCTTCAAAGGCCTCCCGGCATTCGACCAGCGACGGCATCACGTAGCACCACACCTGCGAGTAGCGCACCGAACCGTCCGGCATCTCGACATCGCACATGATGCGCGTCTTACGCAGGTCGGGCACAAGGCGCTTCATCCGCATGCCGAAGCTCGTCATATCGGCCTTGCGGCGAATGCCGACGCGCTCCGCCGTTCTCACATAATCGTCGAACAGCACCGTGATCGGCGCTTCCTTCGGCCATTGCGATCGGCGATGTGTCGGCGCGCCCTCCATCAGCCGCTCGAACCACCAGGACGAAATCGGGTCAAGCGAGCGCAGCTTCTGTTCCAGCAGCGCATTGGTCTTTGGAATGATGCGCAGCTTCGGCGCATCGGGCGCGTCGAGATCGACGGCCAGCAAATCCGCCAACAGCGCCTCGAGGCCGCCGGCCTTCATTTCGGCATCCATCTCGGCAAAGTAGGCATGGTTCTGCAGCACGTTCGGCGCCACGTCGAGCACCGCGAAGCGCCGCTCTTCCATGCCGGCCGGCACCACCCAATCCTCATTCGAGGAAAACAGCAGCCGAACGTAATTGTCCAAGCGGATCGGGTCGACGCCCTTGGCCTCGATCATCTGCTTGGGCGCCGTCACCAGGCCTTTCAGCCGACCTTCGGCCGCTTTATCGCCCGCCCAAAACCCTTCATCGACCTGCAGCAGCAGGCAGCTCGCCATGTGGGCATTGAACTGGCCGACGAGGTAGCGCGGGTCATCGACCAGGAAGTAGTGCGAGGCGAACAGCGCCCCGATATATTCGCCGACCTTGGTTTTGCCGGTGCCCTGCTTGCCGCGCAGCACGATCGCGGTGCCGATGCGTTCGCGCGGATGCTGCACGATGTGCGCGAACCAGTGGAACATCCAATCGAAGATGGGCCGGTTGCCGGAGCAGACGTTCGTCAGCAGATGGTCATAGAACGTCTTGTATTTCAGCATGCGGCCCTCGGCCGGGCCGGGATCGGGCACCACCGAGAAGCCGCGCCACAGGTTGAAGTAACCCGGCGTGCCGAGGTTGCCGTCTGGGTTTGGGTTGAACTCGATCCCCTTGAAGGTTCGGCGCTCGGGTGCGCTCATCCACACCGGCGCCCATTTCATCGGTTTACGCACGGCCGACCATGATCCGTCTTCCTGCCGCTCCCGTTTGGTCACGAGCGAGAAGCGGTTGTGATGCAGCGCCTTAAAAGCCTCGATCGAGATCATGCGAACCCGATCCTCAATCTGCGCCTCTGGGATTTCCCAAATGATCAAGGCCCGCTGCCCCACCACGACCAGCGCGAAGGCGCGGTTCAGCGTCTCGACGATCCTGTCGATCCCGTCGCCGCCATCATCGCTCGAGCCATCGGAGGGACCACCACCAGGCGGCCCGCCATCCCTGCCCGTGTCGCCCGATACGGTATCCGAAATTTTCGCGGACTCGCTCGCTCTCGCAGCCCTGGCATGATCGGTCGCGGGCGCAGAGCCCGCCTCGGCAGGCGTTATCGCGCGGGGAAAAGCCAGGATCTCGGCTCCCTCGATCCGCCGCACGACATCATCGGAACGCGACGGCTCGCTCACGCGGTGCATCCTTCCAGAAGCGGCACGCTGCCGCGCCATAGATCGTTGAAGTCCTGGCCTTCCGGCGCCATTGCCAAGCCGACGCGCAGCCAGGGATAGGCTGCCGCGAATCGTGAGGCGGCGCGCTGCATGGCAAGGCGCGTAAAGAACGGCTCGCTGTCGCCGTCGCCGAGCAGCACGATGGTGTCGATCGTCGCCCCGATGGCGATCACGGCGCTGATGTCGGCTGGGTTCGGCGTCGGCCCTGGCACCATCACGCGGCGCACACGTCCGGCCTTGTCGATCATGGTGTCGGTCGGATGCGGCACCTTGCCGTCCGCCTTGCCGGCCATATTGTCGAGATCAACGCCGGCCCGGAACTCGGCCACGTTGATGAGGTCGGACCCCGCCTCGATCAGCGCCTCGCGCACCGACAGCACCGTCTCGATGCCTTCGCCGAGGATCAGCGTTGTGGCGTTCCGCTCCGGTCGCGCCAGCAGGATGGAGCCGCCGCGTTTGGAGCCGCGCACCTTCTTGGCATCGATGAACTCGCCGGTTTTCGGGTCCGGCACCTTGGCTTTGCCGTTCGGCTCGGACAGGTCGATCCAAGTCACGTGACCGGCGGAGAACCGCCCCTCCCGCCCGACGATCGCGGCCATCATGGCCGGCCCGCGATGCAAAATGGTGCCGTGGGGTGGCGGTCCATCCCACAAGGCATAGTTCGGCAGATAACGCAGATGCGCCTCGGCCGGCGCAGTCACACCACGCAGGCGAAGGTAGCGTTCCACCGGCGTGCCCTCGACGCGGCTCGCCTGTTGCCAGCGCTCGAACATGCGGCGGCGCTCATTCTCGCGGTAACGATCCGACTCCGCTTCTTTCGCGGCCTGGTCGCGCCCCGCCTGCTCGGCAATGGCCGTCTGCCGGGCATGGCGCGCCAGGCGTTCCGCTTCGTTTTCCTCGGTCGAACCTCCCGGCGGCGGTTCATTGGTCAGGATCTCGACGGCGCGAAGGAACTCGACCGCCTCGACCTCGCAAACCAGCGCGATGGCGTCGCCGCCTTTACCGCATTTGCGACAGTTCCAGACATTCTTGGCCGGGTTAACCGAGTAGCGATCGACACCTTGGCAGCAAATCGGGCATGGCCCGATCAGCTCGTGACCAGCTTTCCGCAGACGGCCGAAATGGCCGGAGCGTTGCAGCACCTCCACCACGCGCACGGCACGGCCACGGGCCACCCACTCGTCAAAGGCGCGGTCGCGGCTCGTCATGGGAAAGCCTCGACGATGCAATCCAGCACGGTGCCGAGCAGGCTGGCCGAGGATCCATCCGGTTGGCGCTGCACGGCCTTGCGATAGTGCGCCAGTGGAACGCCGCTCTGCAGGCCAACCGACAGCGTGATGGCGACATCGCGCGCCAAGGCGTTCAGGGCCGAGGAGGCTTTCACGGTCGAGAGGAACAGCTCGCCCACCGTGCCATCGGGATAGCGCCCGACGCCGAGATGATAGGCGATCCCGTCGTGCTCGAGATTGAAACCCTCATGGCCGCGTCGCTGCGGCATGCGCGCACGCGCGGCTGGCATCGGGGCCGGAAACGCGGCGGGATCGAAGATCGAGGCCGTCACGCGCCCTGCTCCTTATGGGTGCCGCAAGTCCAAACGCCTGCGAAAGGGTCACCCAGCCGTTGACGAAAGCCGAAATTGGCATCGCCGCCGCACACGACACAGCGGAACGCCCCATTTGGGTTGCGCAGCGCCAGCGGTGCGGCGGGCTGCGGCTCGATCGGGCGCGGCCTCGGCACAGCCGAGGCGAAGAGATCGCGCGCGGCGATCAACTGCGCCCATCCCGCACCGCATGCAGCGGCGCAATCTCGTTGAACCGCGCCGTCCACAGCGCGGCGGCATCGGCCGGCAGCATCGGCCAGATCTCTTCGGTCAGACAGTCATAACCCTGAGTCACCGGCCATTCGCCCCCGGCCCCGCTCATCAGATCGCGGCGTTCAGTCCGCAGCAGACGCAGGTCCGCCACCTTGACCGACTCCGGCCAGGGCAGCGTCAGACCGAACCGCACGGCAATCGCGGCCTCGACGCGGGTTTCAATGGCGCGATAATCCGGCAGCAGCTGTTTGAGCGGCGAGGTCACATCGCCCAGAAAGGCCTCGGCCGCATCGTGCATCAGCGCCGCAAAGGCATCGGCTGCAGGCACGATATGGCTCGCCAGCACGCAATGCTGCGCCACCGAATAGAAAGCCGAGGTTTGCCCCGCGAACCGACAAATGTTCGACAAGCCGGTCGCGATATCTTCGATTCGAATGTCGCTGAGATCCGGCCGCTCGAAATCGAAGTAACGACCCGACGCCGTCAGGATGGTGGCGTCAATCACGCCCGGTCGTGTGTCATGCAAAGTCATGGGTGTCCCTCGATCCAATTGGCGATATCGGCGAGCGCGCCCGCCAGGCTGTTGCCGGCAAAGCCGAGGACGATCAGCACCCAGCCCAGCAAGCGGACCGGCAACGCCAGCGCCTTGCGCACGTGGTCGAGGTTGATCATCGCTTGCCTCGCAAGCGGCCCATCACGTCAGCCAGTTGCGCTTCATTGGCAGCGATCTGCTCACGCAAGGCGGCGTCGCGTGACAGCGCGAGCGCTTGCTCGACCCAATCCACCAGGCCGGGACAGACCGCCGAAAACAGCTCGGCCTCATAAACGGCCAGCAGAGTGATGAGAGCGCCGGCACTCGGCGCGCTCGACCGCTCCAACCATTTCGAGATGGTGGCGGACGGCAGACCGGTCAGTCGCGCCACCGTTTTGGCCGTGTCGTTTGGATGCTTGGCGCGCAGAAAACGCGCGATCCGCTCGCCGACAACATGGGGCTTCAAACCCCCAAACTGTCGATTTGAGCCACCAGACTGTCGCATGCCGATCCCCGATGCTGTGTGCATCGGGGGCGGCGATGATGCGGCTGCAGCGAAAGGAGCGAGATCGCGCACTAGGCAACGTCTCTTTGGTACAAAGGCACGGTCGCGCACACCTTGGCGGGCAGCGAGCGAACGGGCCGAAGAAAATGGACAACCGAACAAAAGGCCGGGACGACGGAGCGCTGGAAACGCCCGTACAATCCCGGCAAGTCACGGAAGGAAACGCCCACAAGGAGGGGCAAACCTCCGCACTGGACCACCCAGTGCGGAGCTGTTGACGCAACCGAGGTCACGAATTGAGAAAAGAGGTGGAACATGGCCACTGTCACGCCGCCATACCTGCAGCATGACGGCTAATTTCAGGAGCGTCGGGCGCAAGAAAGTCTGCTGCGCTCACTGAAACGCCATGCTCACGAGCATAGGCGAGAAGCTTCATCGCCTGCTTTTGAGGGATCAGACCACCCGTGCCGCCCTTATCGCGCGGGTGCTGCCATCGGTACGGAGCGGTGTAGGAGGTGCCGGTAATCTCGGCCACCTTCTCTTCACCGCCGAACGCCTGGATGATTGTCTGAGCAGGTTCCATGCTCGGACTATTTCGGTTTTTCAGAAAAGAGGCAAATGGTTTTTTCTGAATTTCAAGATAGCGCCGCTTTCAACCATCCTTCAAATGGGGTAATGGACAAAAGCTGGATTATCGAAGGCCTGAAAAAGCCTGGAAAGACGAGAACCGGGTTGGCGAAAGCTTTAGCCCGCGCTCCGTCCATGGTCACAGCCCTCTTGCGAGAGGAACGCGAGCTCAAAGTACGCGAAGTATCAATCATCGCGCGATACCTTGAGGTCGATCCGCCGCACCAGGCGGTTAAGGAGAATGTAGCAGAGCCCGCCATCGGGATTGTCTACATCACAGGTGAGGTTGCAGGCGGCGTGTGGACTGAGCCCGGCTTAGATTTTGTACCTATCCCGACGACTGTAGCCCGTGACTCTAGGTGGCCCTCCGACGCCTTGTATCTTCTGCGAGTCAGGGGCACGTCCGTCAATCGGCAAGCCCGCGATGGCGATATGGTCTTGTGCCTAGATGCATTCTCTGCCCCGCGCCCCTTTCAATCTGGAGATTGGGTGATTGCCGAGCGTGAGCGCAACGGGCTGATAGAGACCACAGTCAAAATGGTAGGATACGGCCCCGGCGGAGAATGGATGCTTTTCCCCGACAGCGATGACAAACAGTTTCAAAATCCGATCCCATTGAATGACGACCAGCATGGTTCGATTCGCGTCAAAGCCTTCGTTCTAGACTTCATTCGCAAAGCAACTGATTTCTGAAAATCTGAATATTTTCTGGAATGTGGCTTGTATTTTCTGAAATACAGAAATACGTTTTGCTCCATTGCAACCGGCCTTGCCGCGCTCTGGAGCCCGCCATGCTTCCCCTATCCCGATACCCGTCCAGTGGACGGCTGACCTTCCCTTTCGAAGACCTCTACGTCACCTTCGCTGAAGGCGATACGGCCTCGCATCGCCCCGTCTACGGGCATGTCGTCATCGACTATGACGGACGCGGCGGCTGGTGGCCCGAAGCCATAACGCTTCATGCGCGCGACTATGTCGATCGCCGCACCACCTACAGACTGACGCACGGCTCCAAAGTCTGGCTTGAGATCATTCGTCGGTTGGAGACGCACCGCGGCGAGGCTATCGCGGCCGCGATCAATGATGCGCTCGGTGGCGACGGCATGCACATGGTGCTGTTCGGCGAGCATCTGCCGCCGGAGACGATGCGCCGCGCGGCTCCGCCGCACATCGATGTCCGCACCCGCGCCGTTCATGGCTTTGGATATGTGCGCGACACCGCCGCCGCAACCACCCGCCTGGCACTCGATGCCGCTGCCAGCGCGGCCTTTGTGGCCGGCGTCATGGCCGCCGCCTATGGGTTCGGCCTGAAGGACCTGCCGCACAGCGAGCCGAACACGGCCAACCTGACCGCATTACGATGAGCATGCTCAACACCGCCTTCCTTCTCGCGGCACAATATGATGGGAAGCCGATCATCGCGCTCGAAGACATTCGGCGCGACTACTTCTCGCACCTCACGCTCGACAAGTTCACACGCAAGGTCAGCTCCGGCGAGATCCCGCTTCCGCTGTTCCGATCCGAAGAAAGCCAGAAAGCGCCGAAAGGCGTGCACCTGTCTGATTTGGCGCTCTATCTGGACGAACGCCGTAAGGCTGCGGTGAAGCTCAGGGATCAGATGACGGGCCGTCCCCGCTGACGCGGCTTGCGGGAAGTCAGCTTCACAGTAACTTAATGTCGAATCAAGGACCGCTTTGGTTGGAGACCTTCGATGCAGGCGAACCGAGCTCGGCTCGGCATCGGTGCGAAGCATCAGCCGGGCATGGGCGGCGGCTAGCTTGACCGGATGCGCGACTAGCGCGGTTTCTACCTTGTCGATCAGGTTATGCGCGGAGGCAGCCATCTCAGCGTCAACCGGGTCCGCCAGCGCTTTGCGGGCATCAAGGATGCTGCCAATCCAGCTTTAGATCTTATCGCCGTTCATGCCGTGCTCGAACTTTGGAGGCGAAAGGTCTATCTTTCTTCTCCAACGGTCGCGGCAGCGATCTCCTTCGACAAGCAGCAGGCCGCCTCGTTTACAATGTGCTAACCATTCGGCAAGGGATTCAATCGTAAGATGGGTCGGCGTAGCACGCGCGGGCGGAGTGAAACCGTTGACGAAGTCAATCAAAACAATGCATGATTGAAATCAAAGATAGACACCATGAGCAGTGATAAACGCCTAATTTTCCATATAGACGCCTATTTGCCGGAAACTATTCCGATGGCGAAGCTGGCAGATTATATGTCGGATTTTGCGTCGTTGCTTGGGCGTGACTATGGCGTACATTTTGCCGGTCTTGAAACCGGCAGTACGAAGATTGCCGCTCTCGTAGAACATCAGGACGTGCCAAAAGTTGCGGCCCGCTTAAGTGACATTCGCAGGGGCAACCCGACCAAGGACGCTGCCAAGACCTTTGAACAAATCGACATCCGGCTGGCGAATGACAACGCGATCGGTCGAGTGTACGCTGAGGATGCTAATGGCGAAATCGCCGAGTTGCTGGCTTTCCCCGGCCGCACTAGGCCGAAGCCCTTGAGCTACGGTCCGTTCAATCAGGACGGCCACCTCGATGGCCTGCTTATTTCGGTCGGCGGCAAGGACGAAAGCATCAGTCTCCGCCTTCAGAATGGCGACACGACTTATAGCAGTTGCGACACCACTCGAACGATTGCCCGCGAGCTGGGCAAGCACCTGTTTGAGCCGGTCCGCATTCATGGCGTTGGCCGGTGGATACGCGAAACAGACGGCAAATGGACCCTGATGCGCTTCAAAGTTCACCGCTTCGAGGTTCTGGGAACGGACAGTCTGCGCGATGCCGTCGCCGCCCTTCGCGCCGTGCGCGGCAGCGGATGGAAAGACGTTGCCGATCCCCTAGGCGAGCTGGCCGACATGCGCCGGGATGACGGGGACGAGCTGCACTGATGGTTGTATTTGACGCCTCAATCCTCTTGTTTTTTTTCGATAAGAACACGCCTTCCTCAGTTCCAAGGGCGAAAGAGCGCGTCGAGCATCTAATCGACACCCTGTCCGACACCGGGGAGAAGATAGTCATTCCAACGCCCGCCTTAAGCGAAAGCCTTATATACGCCGGTCCCACCGGTCCGGAGTACCTGGCGATCCTGCATAAGCAGGCCTGTTTCCGCGTTGCGCCATTCGATGAGCGGGCAGCTGTTGAGGCCGCTGCTCGCACCTGGCAGGCGCGGCAGCGCGGGCAGAAGAAGGGCGGCAACCCCGAGGTCAGCAAAACTAAGATCAAGTTCGATCGTCAGATCGTCGCCGTGGCGGCGGTGGAAGGCGCGAGCGCCGTCTACTCCGACGACGAAGAGCTGTGCGGCTACGCCCGCGAGGCCGGCATGGAGGCGTATCGACTTGCCGATCTTCCATTGCCGCCGGAGGATCCTCAGGCTTCCCTGCCACTCGATCCTTCCGACGCTCGATGATCGGCAGCATCGCCGCGCGTGCGGCAATCACCCGTCAGCGGAATGGACAACCGTGAGCAAAATTGTTGAGAGCATCGTTGGATTTGTCGATTACGCCAAGCTGCTTAAAGGCGATGAGAAGGGCGAGGCCCAGGTTTTTTGTGACCGGCTGTTCATCGCCTTTGGCCATAAAGGGTATAAGGAATGCGGCGCTGAGCTAGAATTCCGGATAAAGAAAAAATCGTCAAAGGGAACTAGCTTCGCCGACTTGATCTGGAAGCCCCGCGTCCTCATTGAAATGAAAAAGCGAGGCGAAAAACTCGGCCTTCATTTCAAGCAGGCCTTTGACTACTGGATACACGCGGTACCGAACCGGCCGCAGTACGTGGTGCTATGTAACTTTGATGAAATATGGATTTACGACTTCGACAGACAGATCGACGAGCCCGTCGACATTGTTGCAATTCCTGACCTGGTTAAACGCTACACCGCTCTAAACTTTTTGTTTCCCGATAATCCTAACCCGATTTTCGGCAACGATCGAGAGGCCGTTTCGCGAGAAGCAGCGGATAAAGTTGCAAGTCTGTTTAATGCCCTTATCGACCGTGGCATCGACCGGCAACAGGCGCAACGATTTATCCTTCAGATCGTCGTGGCGATGTTCGCCGAAGACATCGACCTTTTGCCGGCTGGTACCATCTACAGCATAGTCGATGCATGCCGGCATCACGATCAGAAATCCTACGACCTTTTCGGTGGCTTGTTTAACCAAATGAACAATCCGACACCGGCCAAAGGCGGTCGGTTCAAAAATGTGCGATATTTTAATGGTGGTTTGTTCGCGAAAGTCGCGCCGATAGATTTCACGAAGCCCGAGCTTGAATTGCTCGGTGGTGAGGATGGGGCGGCCACAAAGGACTGGTCAAAGGTCAATCCGGCAATTTTCGGTGCGCTCTTTCAGCAAAGCATGGATGCGGAAGAACGGCATGCTTACGGCGCGCATTTTACGTCGGAGGCTGACATACTCCGCATTGTCAATCCGACGATTATCCAGCCGTGGCAGGAGCGCATCGACAAGGCCTCTAACATGAAGGAAATTCTTGCGCTTCGGACGGAGCTGCTCAATTTCAAGGTTCTCGATCCTGCCTGCGGTAGCGGAAACTTCCTCTATGTGTCCTACCGCGAGATGGTGCGCATCGAGATAGCCCTGCTGGCGAAGCTGAAGGACCATGTCAGCGAGAAAACATTCGCCGAACAAGTGAAGGCCGTTACCCTAATAAGCCCCTACCAGTTCTACGGTATCGACAGAGACTCCTTCGGTGTTGAGTTGGCCAAAGTCACTTTGATGATCGCCAAAAAGATCGGACTCGACGAGGCAATCAAGACGCTGGAGGCTGTCCAGGCTGAACTTCCCTTCAACAAGGACGAGGCATTACCCCTCGACAACTTGGATGGCAATTTCATTTGTGGCGACGCTCTTTTCGAGCCGTGGCCGACGGTGAGCACCATCGTCAGCAATCCGCCGTATCAAAGCAAAAACAAGATGCAGAAGGAACTGGGACGCGCTTATTTGAATACAGTGCGGGACGCGTATCCGGATGTTGACGGGCGCGCAGATTATTGCGTCTATTGGCTAAAGAAGGCGCATGACCACCTGAAAAGTGGGCAGCGGGCAGGGCTTGTTGGCACCAACACTATACGCCAAAATTATTCGCGTGCTGGCGGCCTGGACTACATTGTGGCCGAAGGTGGGACGATCACGGAAGCAGTCTCGTCGATGAAGTGGTCGGGAGACGCTGCCGTCGATGTTTCAATAGTCAACTGGCGGAAGGGGGAGAACGAGGGCAAAAAACGACTGTATATCCAGAAAGGCAATGATCCTTCTCAGGGCTGGAGCTACGAAGAGCTGGACAAAATAGGGCCGTCGCTGTCGTTCGAATTGGATGTCACAGCAGCGAAGACTATCAAGGCGAACGCGGCGAAAGGGGGATGCTTCCAAGGCCAGACCCACGGTCATGAAGGGTTCCTTCTAACCAAAGCCGAGGCAAAAGCCGAAATTGCCTCCGCACCAGCAAGTCGCGAATGTTTGTTTCCTTACCTAATTGCGAACGAGCTGATTGGTCGAAAGGACTCGCTGCCGCAGCGTTATGTCATCGATTTTCAGCCGCGATCGGTAATGGATGCGCAGGCTTACAAAAGTTTGTTTGCGCGTGTGAAATTGACGGTTCTGCCCGACAGAAAAACGGCAGCTGCGGACGAGGCTACGCGGAATAAGGAGGCGTTGACCGCCGATCCGGACGCTAGGGTGAACCACCACCACGAAAACTTTCTGAAATACTGGTGGCTGTTGTCTTATCCCAGAGACGACATGGTGGAGGCGGTTAGAGGCGTCTCACGCTATATCTCATGTGGCTGCGTGACGCTGCGACCGGTGTTCGAGTTTATAGATAAGAAGATAAGGCCGAACGCGGCCTTGATGGTGTTTCCTTATGAAGACGACTATTCGTTTGGGATTCTTCAGTCAGATGTGCACTGGAATTGGTTCATCAATAGATGTTCAACGCTAACGGGCCGATTCCGTTACACCTCAAATACCGTTTTCGACAGTTTTCCCTGGCCGCAAAAGCCCACTGATAAAGCAGTTGGCAAAGTTGCCAAGGCGGCCGTTACACTGCGACAATTGCGCAACACACTAAAAGCAACACACGACATGTCTTTAAGGGAACTTTATCGCACCTTGGAGTTGCCAGGAGCTCATCCGCTAAAGGCGGCCCATACGGCTCTGGATAAAGCTGTCCGGGAGGCCTACGGTATGAAGAAGAATGGAGACTGCCTTCCCTTTCTCCTGGACCTTAATGCAAAAGTGGCGGCTGCGGAGGCAGCGAAGAAGGCTGTAACCGGCCCTGGACTACCCTCCATCGTTAAAACGCGTTCAAAATACACAACCAAAGACTGCGTAAAAGTCTAG